TTACTACCCAATAAAACAACAATGCGCTGACCTATATCTGTGTTCAGCATCATGACAATGCAGCCTCCGCTGGCTGTAATCCACCCTGTTTTACTGACTATGAACTCGTGCCGTTTACCAATAATAGGATTGGTATTGTTGAATACAAGCCATTTCTTTCTAATTTTTATTTTAACTTGGCTAGTTTTACTGGCTTCTACAATTTCAGCATAATCTTTTGCGGCAATTACTAGTTTAACTAATTCTTCTGCTGTGCTAACATTAAACACACTAAGACCGGTTGGCTCGTGGAATTTAGTGTTCAGCATACCAAGTTCAAATGCTTTATGATTCATAGCTCTAATACATTCACTAGCACCACCAGGATATGATTTACAAAGAGTTTGCGCCGCGTTATTATCGGATTTGACCAATGCTAGCTTAATAAGTTCCCGCCTGGTATATGGTTTAATGTACTGATCTAAATCTTGTTTAGCATCTAACACTATCATAACCGTCATTAACTTGCTAATACTGGCAATGGATCTTACTTCGTGTATATTTTCTTCTTGTAGTATCTTACCACTGCCGTCTGCTACTAACCATGATTTAGCAGTAATAGTGGGCCATGCATGGGCTACTGAGGAGATAAGGAGAGCAATAATCAGTAATAATCGATGTATCATTAAGTTTGGTAAGATTGTAGATATTACCTAGTTTAGCACATACTATGGTAAGTGACCTAATTAAATGGTGTATAAGAAGAATCCGTAGCAGATATTTACCGAATAAATACTTGTAACACCTTAGGACCGTGGTAGTTACTACCACACTGGTGCGGGCGGCTGCTGCCCTGGGTTCCACGATTCGCTACCGTTCGCCCTAAAGTGAGCTTTTTCACGGATAAATATTCGATGAATATAATTATAGCAACGTTAGTGATGACGCATATCACAATAGTGTGCGTTACAGTATACTTGCATCGTGGACAAGCACACAGAGGGATAGAATTCCATCCAATACTAGGACACTTTATGCGTTTCTGGTTATGGCTAACGACAGGGCAAATTACTAAGCAGTGGGTAGCGATACACCGCAAACACCACAGATTCAGTGATGTCGATGGAGACCCGCATTCGCCGCATGTATATGGTATATGGCAAGTGTTGGTCAAAGGAGCCGTGCTATATCATACGGCCAGCAAAGACTCTGTTATGGTTGCTACTTACGGACAAGGCACACCGAACGATTGGATCGAGCGTGCCATTTATACACCCCATAGCCGCCTCGGTATTCTTCTAATGCTAGTCATAGACTTATTGTTCTTTGGACCGTGGGGATTAATAGTGTGGGGTGTACAAATGTTATGGGTGCCATTTCACGCCGCTGGTGTTATAAATGGACTAGCACATTGGTGGGGTTATAAAAATGGTCCCACTAACGATCAAAGCCGTAATATTAGTCCCTGGGGAATATGGATTGGTGGGGAGGAATTACATTCTAATCATCACGAAGAACCTGCCAATATTAAGCTAAGTCGTAAGTGGTTTGAATTTGATATCGGATGGTTTTATATCAAGCTATTTGAAAAGTTAAATTTATTAACTATCAAACGCCCTTAGACATATAAGAGCGTATACCAGCTAGTTTCTTCAAGCGACTAACGTCTTTATCTTCAGATTCTTCTGCAACACCGACATCGTGGCGGTTGTCAAACTTCTTTTCAAGATCGTCTGCTGATTTCCATTCGTTACCTTGTAGTGTGTTAACACCTTTGCCTGCCATTGCAGGAGCTGCAAATGCTGGTGCTTTCGCAGTAGGAGGAGTCCAACTCTGTCCTGTTGAAGCAGGAGTTGTTGCAGTAGCGGCAGCAGGCGCAGGAGTTGTATCTGGAAGTTTAATTTCTTTGCTTAACGGATCGCTATCGTTATCACGTTCTGTTCTAGTGTAGGTTAATGTTGTTAATTCTTTTAACAAGTCTTTCATCTCTACCGTATTCCAAATTTTATCTTCTAGTTCTGTTGAACTATATCTGATAAACATTAAATCTCTACCACTAGTTTTGTCAAAAACTCGTAACTCGGGTCTCGGGTCTCCCTTTAACTTACTCTTGCCTTCTTTGTACTTACAAGTAAGATCGATATTATTTGCCACTAACTTTTGATATAAATTTTTAATACTGTGTACACTACTAACACCCTTGACCCCTAAATTAACTAATTTAATACTAGGGTCTCCCTTAGTGCCGTGGTTTGAAACAAAGTTAGCTATCTTGGCAATGATTCCTGCTTCTGCTCTGGCGTCATCTCCTGCTAACATTTCTTCAAGTTGTTTGGCAGCCTCTATATAAGCAGCTTTCCAATATAATACTTTACTAGTGACCGGTCCTTCGGGTTTTGGTATCAATATACCAAATGGGCTAAACAGTTTATTGCTAGCTGTCCAAATTCCAAGACGGCCTTTCATTTTTCCGGTTTTAGGATCTAGTTTTTCGTCAGAGAACGGATCTTTTAAACTACCAGCACCAACTTGACCAATATGCGGACTACCTGCTTTTAAACTAACATTCATACCTTTAAGTGGTCTGCCATTTACACTGGCTTCTACATCGGTCTTGCGCTCTGTAGCCTCACTAACTCCATCACTTTTAACATGAATCATATCTACCTTGCCATTCTTATAAAAGAAATCGGCATATCGATCCATTTGTCCGCTATTGGCATAGTGTACGACACTGGGAAGTATTGCACCCATTTTACTGTTCCAAAATTCTGGATCAGATAAGAAATCCAGGGTTGGTTTCTTAACCATAATGGTAAACTTAATAGTATCAGCTATTTTGCTATTCTTATCGTTAACTTCATAAGATAAGTTTGATGTTTTAACAGCAGCCGCCAAGACTTTTTTGACATCATCTTCGTCGATATCATCTACGCTATCTTGACCACGTTTGATTAGTTTTGCTACTACTGCGGCACTTAGTACAGGCTCGCTGGCATCTCCGGCATTTTCGGCTGTGCTGCCTTTTTCTCCCTTGGCGTGTGTTAGGCCGCCTTGGATAGATTTTTCAGTGCCCATTATTACAATTACTCGACCGTCGGGTAATTTAAAGAATTCTCTATCGTCTCCACGGCCTACAACAATAAGGTGTAGTTTTTTATCAGGAGTAGAAGTCTTAGTAACAGGTCTAATCCATTCTAGATCTTCGCTACCTTCAAATTCTGGAATCATGTCTTGAATTGCATTAAGGATCTTTTGGCCCATGTTTTTGTTGTTAACAGCAACATTAACTTTATGGCCGTAGGTATAGCTGCCTGTGAAAATGCTTGCTTCGGGTAGGAACTGGTTAAATCTCATAGTATAATATTTATACTATTTCCGGGAACAAACAATCCTGAATGAAAATCTGCACATCTGCTTCACTTAGCCCTACACTCACCATAACTTTGGGCGTATGCGGGTTTTGTTTTTGATTTTGACAGTAGTAATTCTGTGCAGTTGTAGTATCATTAGCTGTATTATTAGTTTCAGATACAGCTTCAAGGTAGTGATCAACACCCTTTTTTGCCATGGCAAAAATCTGTGCTAATTCTGCTTCGTCGCTTACATTACCAGCGGCAATCATACTTGGACTAAAAATACGTTCAGCCCAATCTGGTAGCTTACGTTTTTTGTTCCAGTCTAACTTATTAGATTCGTCAGCAAACCATTCTAGCATAGGATGCTCTGGATCGCCTGCCGGACTGTAATCATAAAAACAACCGGTAATTTTGTTCTTACCAGCAATAACATCAAAGCCAAAGATAGGAGCAGGATTATGTGTATATGGAAAAATGCAACAATGCATCATCCACAGGCCTTTGCTATCTCTAGCATCTACAACGTCTATGTGCGCTCTACGATAACGACTACTTTGCCAGACTTTGTTTACCCAGCCTGGCTGATTAAAACGATCCATTCCAGGCTCATCTATAATACTACCAGTTGCGTAAAATTGTTGTTCGAAATATTCTTCAATTTTAACTAACGTATCCCAAACATTACTCTCCATGGTAGAGGTCCCGCATCATCTTGATAGCATACTCAAATGCTACACGAGCTTCGTCTCCAAGGTCGTCTGTAAGTTCTGTACGAATAGCAATCTTCAGGGCATCTGCATTTTCAAAGTCGTAAAACTTACCACTTGAAATGTGTGCTACTTGCTTTTTAATAATTTGCCCGCCATTTAAATCGCCCATATGGCGAACATATAAGTGTGCTTTAATTAAATGTTTACGTTCTGCGTCATTACCTAACTTGTGCAAGTAAGTTTGATATTCCAATGTTGCAGGAGTTAGATAATAATAATTGCATTCGTCTAACTCTGTAAAGTCTGCATAAATTGCCTTAAGTCTAGGTAAGTCATGCATATTAGCAAAGAAACCTTGTCTCTTATTATACCATTCGATAGGGTCATAGATTGCTAGTAAGTTGTACAAATAGTTTCTGTATTCTGCTTTCTCAATCTTGCCGCTAAGTAACATCTTAGCAAATTTTGTAGTTTCTGCTTCGTGGTGCAGATCCTTGGTAATATCTCGTAAGCTCATTCTTCCTCCAGTTTAATTTGAAGAGGATGACTATTAGTACGTGCTAGATTTGTAGCTTCTACTGCTTTAGCTTCGGCAATTTCAAAACTGTACACACCTGCAATTCCGCTACCAGTCTCGTGTACTTGTAGCATAATGTCTGCGGCAGTTTCATGAGTATGTCTGAAAATTTCAATTAGCAAACTAATAACAAATTCCATAGGTGTGGAATCGTCGTTAAGAAGTATAACCTTCCACTTCTTAGGTTCGCTAATTACAACTTTGATTTTCTCATCTAGTTGAATATCGGTGCCGGCCATTTAATTCTCCAATGTTGGGGGAATTTCTTCCCCCATTGTTATTTACAATTATTTAATTTCAATCTGACGAGGCTTGAGTGCCTCAGGGATAATACGCTCGATTTCAATTACAAGCATACCATCCTTTACTTCTGCTCCTTTAACTTCCATATACTCAGCAAGAGTAAATGTTTGTTCAAAGTCGCGGGCCGCCAAACCACGATGTAGATATTCGAAACGACTATCAGCTTGATTTAGTTTACGGCCAGTTACAGTAAGTTGATCTTGGTCAACTTCTACAATAATCTCGTCTTTGCTAAATCCAGCTACTGCTACTTCAATACCATAATGCGTATCGTCATACTTCACAATGTTATGCGGAGGATAATTACCGTTTTGGTGATGTGGTGCAGTAAAGTAGCGATCAAATCCTACTAATGCTTTGCTCAATTGTGCTAGAGCGGCTGTGTCAATAGTTCTTAGTTGTGTCATGATTTTCTCCTTTATTAAGCAAGAACTTTGCAGGACCCCGAAGGCATCCTGCTTGTTTACATTATATTACTTTTTCTCTGTAGGGTCAACTTCAGTGAAGCTGGCATCTACAGTTTGTTCACCAGCAGGTTGTGCTGGATTGTTTTTGGCTTGTTCGGCTGCTTGCTTTTTGGCAATAACCGGACCTGCCGCTTCAAAGAACTTAGTCAATGAAGTTTGAATAGCATCTACGTCTTCGCCTAAGACGGCTGTATCAACGGCCTTTAGTGCTTCATCGTAGACATTATTTTCTTCTTCAGTCAACTGGTCCTTGAATTCGGAATGATCTTTCTTAATGCTGTGAACTGTTGCTTCTGCATTGTTACGTGCTTCAATCAGTTCTTTAACTTTCTTATCAGCTTCGGCATTTTCTTCAGCCTCTTGAACCATTCGTTGAATTTCGGCATCAGTTAATCCAGAGTCAGACTTAATAGTAATCTTGTTCTCTTTACCTGTTGCTTTATCCTTGGCGCTGATGTTCATAATACCGTTTGCATCGATATCAAATGTAACTTCAATTTGCGGCATGCCACGTGGCTGTGGGCTAATGCCGTCTAGGTTGAATTCACCCAGTGCTTTGTTATACTTGTACAACTCGCGTTCACCTTGTGCTACTTTGATAGTAACTGCTGGCTGATTGTCTTCTGCTGTTGAGAATGTTTGGCTAGCTTTAGTTGGAATAGTTGTGTTCTTGTTAATAACTTTTGTGAACACACCGCCCATTGTTTCAATACCCAAGCTCAATGGTGTAACGTCTAGCAACAGAACGTCTGTCTTGTCGCCTGCTAACACGGCGCCTTGAATGGCAGCACCAGCGGCAACTGCTTCGTCTGGGTTAACATCCTTACGTGGAGCCTTGTTGAATAGTTTCTCAACTGCTTCTTGAACTTTAGGCATACGTGTCTGTCCACCAACAAGAATAATTTCGTCGATATCTGCGGCAGTAACTTTAGCATCCTTCATGGCAATCTTACATGGCTCGATTGAACGAGCAATCAATGTTTCAACCATTTGCTCAAACTTAGCACGACTGATAGTTACGTTCATGTGCTTAGGACCACTTGCGTCTGCTGTAATGTATGGCAAGTTAACGCTAGTGCTTTGTGCGCTAGACAATTCAATCTTAGCCTTTTCAGCCGCATCCTTTAGACGTTGCAATGAAAGCATATCACTCTTCAAATCAATGCCGTTTTCTTTCTTGAACTCTTCTACCAAGTGATCCATGATAGCTTGGTCAAAGTCTTCACCGCCTAAGAATGTATCGCCGTTTGTGCTCAACACTTCAATTTGTTTGTCGCCGTCGATATTGGCAATTTCAATAATGGAGATATCAAATGTACCACCACCCAAGTCGTATACCGCAATCTTACGATCTTTCTTGTCTGCTTTGTCTACGCCATAAGCTAGAGCAGCCGCAGTTGGCTCGTTGATAATACGCAATACTTCTAAGCCTGCAATTTTACCTGCATCCTTAGTAGCTTGACGTTGACTGTCGTTGAAGTAAGCCGGAACTGTGATAACAGCCTGTGTTACTTCGTGACCTAGATAGTCTTCAGCAGTCTTTTTCATCTTGCGAAGAACTTCAGCACTAATTTGTGGAGGTGCTAACTTTTCGCCATTTGCTTCAACCCATGCATCGCCATTATCAGCTTTGATAATTTTATAAGGCATTAAGTCAATATCTTTCTGGACTGCTTGTTCGTCGAACTTGCGGCCAATAAGACGCTTACTTGCGTAGATTGTGTTTTTTGGATTTGTGACTGCTTGTCGTTTTGCTGTTGCACCTACAAGGATTTCCTTGTCTGTGTACGCAATGATTGATGGTGTTGTTCTAGCACCTTCGCTGTTTTCGATTACTTTAGCAATGCCGTTTTCTAAGATTGCTACACAGCTATTTGTTGTACCCAAATCGATACCGATGATTTTGCTCATATCTTATCTCCTTAAATTAAGCAAGAATTCGTAGGCCCTTACGGCGCACTACAAATTTATTTATCTCTGAATGGTGTCAGTTTTAAAAATATTTGACCAGATTTTTAACTTTTCGCGTTTAGCTTCAGCCGCACGTTCTATATTACTAAAACTTACAATATCAAGCTCTTGTAGAATTTCCACCATAGCTTGTAAATCGCCTAGTTCTTCTTCCAAGTGTTCCCTATTAGTTTTGGGTTTTCCTGGTTTTAAATTATCTAAACCAAAGCGGCTGATCTTACTTACCGCTTGGATTACTTCGGCGCATTCTTCTTGGAGAATGTCCATTACTTCTTTAGTTTGGTCGTCCATATTAGTTTGTCTTTGCAAAAGGTGCGATATATGTACCATCGCTTTTTGTTGAAGTTTGCAGTGTACGGTATACGTTTTGAATACCTACTGCTTGATCCCAAGCATCTGCCAATGCGTGATGAGCTGTTACACTTGTACGATGGGGATTAATACCCAAGTCGTATGCAGTACGGCAGTCACGCACTTGCCAGAAACTCCAGGGAATTGCTTTGCCTATGCGCTTAAATGCTGTTTCGCAAATTGGAATATCAAAGGCGGCGCCATTGCTCCATACACGTTTAGCACCCCAACAAAACTTGTATAGTTGTTCCATTGCAATAGCAATATCGAGTCTATCTTCTGTACCAAATGCTTCATCTTGTGCTTCCTTACTTTGTTGTGCCCACCAAGCAATAGTGTCATCGTTAGTCACTAAGCCAATTCTATCGCAACTGTCCAAATCAACTCTGCAATAAAACGGAACCATCTCTGGTTTGTCAGACTCTAGACCGAACGGATCAAATTTTACAGCGCCAATCGTAAGAATGGCGGCATCCGTAGATGTCGCCAATGTTTCTAAATCGATCATAATATCTGTTAGCATTTATAGTTCTTTCTTTATTGTGAACTTAAATTATAACACAAGTTTATATTATTGTCAATTCCTATTTTTGCCAAATAATTGTTTAAAATGATCCCATGCTGGTACTGCTGTAATATATGTACCGTGCCTGATTATCCTGTCTGGGTGTAGCAATGGTGTTATTTTAGGTAACTGTGTCCAATGTACACCAGGTTTATGGTGATGTTCTTGATGATATCCACAATTAAATCCTACAAAGTTATACCACTTATCATAAATTCCAACAGAATCACGAGTAGTATCTCCTCGGTATTTGTATGCACCCCAATGTTCTCCATAACTTTGACTATAGTCAAAGAAATTAACTAAAAACATTAACAGAAAAAACCATAAACCGTAATATACATTAACACACATTAATACAAATGGATATAGGAATATTGCTAACTTTTGATATACGTACTGTTTTTTATCAATTAACTCTGAAGATGGTAGTGTATCTTTTTTGAAAACATGTATTGGAGTAAGCAATAGAATTTTTAAGTTTTCAAAAGAACCCTTAAAACAATATATCCAATAATTTAGAGGTTGTCCTTTTTTGCCGCCTTTATATATAGAAACATGGTCTTTTGTTTCCCCAGACCTGCCGAGAGGTTTATCATTGACGTGTATATGATGTGCGGCATGCGAAAATCTATAAAGTTCGCTGTTCATAAATCCTACCAATGTTGTCAGTACACTGTATACATCATCTATTTTTTTATTTTTAAATGTGCCCCAGTGCCCATGATAATGTTGTGCAGAATTTCTATATAAACAATGAATAAATGCGTGTAACGGTAATAATACAATCCA